GAGACTATACGATGAATCCAGCCACTGGCTGGACAGGAGCGACGATTGAGGATATTCCTGTAATCAACAACGGCTTTGATGTTCCACAGCAGTGGAAATATCCTGCTCTCGCGACACGTCTTCAGAATTTGGAGAACTGGCCCGCAACCCTCAGGGCGAGCACTATCCGAGTCCTGAAGAGGTATCTCGTGGCGTTGGATATTACTAAGGAAGGCACTCGCTTTCCCAACACGATCAAGTGGTCGAGCGAATCTCCGTCTGGGGCCGTGCCACTCTCCTGGGACGAAAACGACGAGACGAACGACGCTGGCGAGTGGACTTTGCCTGGCGCTGGTGGATTCCTAGTAGACGCGCATCCCATGAGGGACGTGCTCATCCTGTACAAAGAGCGCCAGACGTGGCAAATGCAGTTTGTGGGCACGGCTGCGGGTGTGTTCAGGTTCTCACGCATCTTTGGCAACATTGGCACCCTGGCGCGGCGATGTGCAGTGGAATTCTTCTCCGGACAGCATTTTGTATTCACCTGCGAAGACGCCATAGTTCACGACGGCCAGAACGCTAAGTCGATCATGAGCGAGCGTGCGCGCCACATGCTGCAGGATACCATCGACCAGACCAACTACAACAAGTCCTTTGTCGTGGTAAACTATGCGACGAGCGACGTCTGGGCCTGCTATCCCGAGGTGGGGCAAACGTATCCGACTCGGGCGTTGGTTTGGAACTGGGAGAAGAATCGCTGGGGCGAGCGGGACCTGCCGAAGATCAGCTTTATTGACTCCGGACTGGTGTCTCCGCAGTCTGCGACGGACACGTGGGCTGGAGCGACGGCTACCTGGGCTACGGCAACCAAGATCTGGGGCGATCGAGCGAGCGATCCGACCAAGCAGAAGATGCTCATGGCCTCGCCGACAGACACAAAGCTGTACGTCCCAGAGATCGGCCAGTCAGTCAACGGCCAACCGATGGAGTCGTTTGTGGAGCGGCAGGGGATTGGTTGGCCGCTGAAAGCCGAGGCTCCTCCGGATTACACGAGGATGAAGCAGGTTACTGCGATCTGGCCCAGGGTGACTGGTACCCAAGGCGGAGTGATCAATGTGTACTTGGGGACACAAGAGAAGATTGGCGGTCCGGTGAACTACGGGCCCGCTCAGACGTTTGTCATTGGAGAGACGGAGTTCTGCGACTTTGCAGATAGCGAAACTGCTCGCATTCACGCAGTGAAATTCGAGAGCAACACTGACATTAGTTGGCGCCTCTCGGGTTACGATGCTGATGTTATTGACAGAGGAGAACACTGATGGCACTTTATCAACCGGACCCTAAAGGTCCCAGCGCAGCCCTCGAAGATGTGGGTGCTTATATGCAGCGGGAGTTCGAGAGAATCTCTCAGGCAATTACAACACTCGAGGGCCACGGCGGCAGTACCTCGAGCGTGCAGGAGCTTCACAAGCCGCCAGCAAAGCCATCCGACTTCATGCTCGTGGCGGCAGATGGAACGGACTGGAATCCTGGATTCGGTCGAGGGATTTACGTTTACCTGAACGGCGTCTGGAACCCTATCAACATCACTCCGCCAGAGCCAGACGCGCCGAGTCCTCCGCCTGATATCGACCCACCAGCCGATCCAGCGATTGAAGGTGCGGATTTCGTCTCCTCGTTCGAGACAGACGTGACGGACGGTGGGAACTGGGTAATCCAGGCCAGGAGCCCAACTCGGGTCACGCTCGTGCCAGTCGGCAGGTTGGGTACCAGAGGTGTGAAGCTCACTACTCTGCCAGGAGATACTGGCATTTCCGGCTCAGGTAGCTTCGAGCGCTGCGATTTACGAGCGGCAAATGACGTCGTCAGTGGCAACATCGCCGAGGGACTGGAGCAGTGGTGGGCTCATAGCATCCTCCTGCCGGACGACTGGAAGGATCCGCCGGATGGTGCCTGGCACACGAACGTGCTGTTTGACTTTCACCACACTGGAGGCACAGGGCCAGCCCCGATGACGATGACTGTGACAAGGTTAGGCGCCGGCCAACCGCCTCGATGGGTCAGCAACATCTACGGCGGCAGTCCGGGCGCGAACAGGACGAACATCCTACCCTTCGGAGATGAACCGCCAGCGAGGAATACGTGGTACGACTTCGTGTACAACATTATCTGGTCGTCGGGGTCGAGCGGGCTGTTCAAGATCTGGGCGCGGAAGGAGGGGGATGCGAATTACACCCTGCGATATACCAGGTCCGGCCTCCCGACTCTCTACGCCGGCCAAGGAGCGTACGTCAAGCTGGCGAATTATCACGACTATACTGGTCCCTGCTCAGTGGTCCATGACAGGATCGCCCGTGGTCGCTCGAGTCAAGCAGTAGCCATGGTACCTCTGGTGTGAGACTCGCTCTGCAGCCTGGCCTTCGGAAGGACAAAGGCTGGAATGTCTACCTCATGCATCAGGTAGAGGTTCCAGTCCTTTGGGAGCTGCTCGAGCCTCTGCTTGCCCGGGCCGTTCAGCATGGACGTGGAATGGTGACCTGTGAAGGGATGCGGGAGCTGCTGTTCCAAGGCGTAGCGAGGGCGTTTATCCTGCTCGAGGATGACCAGATTCGGGCGATTTTCGTAGCAAAGCCGGTTTGCTACGACAAATACCGCGCTGTGCGGATCATTGCAGCGGCTGGACGCGGCATGAAGCACGCCATGGCCCAGCTCCATGTGCTCGAAGCTTGGGCACTTACTCTCGAAGCCGTCGAGGTAGAAGGTTGGTGTAGGCCGGCGATGGAACGCCTGCTGCGCAAGTACGGCTTCAAGTACAAGGCCACGATCGTTTCGCTCGATCTTCGGAGGAAGCTGCAATGAGACTGTTCGACTTGTTCAAGATGTTGCTGGTGTGCGGGATAGGCGGGGATTCGCCACCTGCACAGACCAGCACTACGAACGTGGTGCAGCAGTACTCGCCCGAGGAGGCTGCGCGGCGGGCGCAACTGATGCAGACCGCCCAGCAAATTTACGAAGCCAACGCTGGTCGAGTGCAGGGAATGGCGCCAGGTGGGCCGACCGCCGATACTCTGCAGGCGCAGAACCTGATGCGGAACTTTGCTAACTCGGCTCCGTATGCTGGCATGATGGGCCAGTTGCAGAACGCCCAAACCTTTGGCCTGCAAGGCGTGCTGGATCCGACGTCCAGCCCGGGGTTCCAGGCCTCGCTGGATACAGCTACTCGGAAGGTAAACGAGGCGTATACCGGGCCCTCTGGCCCGATGGCGCAGATTCGTAGCCAGTTCCAGGCTAACAACTCCGGCGGCTCTGGCACTCGCGAAGGTATCGCGATGGGGATGGCTGGAAGGGATTATCTCAACACCATCGGAGACGTGACCGGCAAGCTTACCTCGGACGCGTACACCAAGGGGCTGGACGTGTTTAGCCGTACCATGGCCCTCGCTCCGCAGAACATCCAGACGGAGATCTCCACTGGAATGCTGCCAGCGAACATCATTGGATCTATCGGCCAGCAGAACGAGGCGTATGACGAGCGCCAGCGGCTGTGGGATATCAACGCTCCGTGGCAAGCGCTGGCTCCGTACGCGAACATAGTGTCCGGCATGAGCAACCCGAGCACGCAAACTACCAGTACGGTTCCAGGGCCGCAAGCCAATCCCCTGGCACCTGTCGGCGGAGCGATGATGGGAGCAAGCCTCGCGGCTATGACAGGCTTCAATCCGATCATAGGCGCGGGAGCGGGCCTGATGCTCTCGCTCTTTAGCTAGGAGGCAGTATGCCAATTGACGCTTATAAGCTGTCGCAGCTGGCCCAGGAATGGGATCCTACGCCGTTCCTCCAGGCGACCGAAGGCGGAGCCATGGATATGTTCGGTTCTGCGGCGAGTCCGATGCAGGCGGGGAACGCGATGCAGACAGGCGCGCCCTACGCCTCGATCTTCAAGCCGCAGACACCGGGAGCGATGCCAGGCGGAAGCCCCCTTCCTCCACAAATGATGCAACAGTTCATGCCGCAACAGCAGCCTGTGCATCCCGCCCCAGCAAGCGCCCCCCGGCAGCCGGGTATGATTCAGTTCCCGGGTACAACACTGCCGGAGGGCCTCAAGCCGGTGCCTAGCTTGGCGCAACTGCTGAAAGGAGGCGTCTGATGGAATGGTGGGAGATGATGGGACAGAGTCCTCAGATGCCGCAGGCAGATCCGTCTGGTTCTCCGGCGGCGATGGGGGCTATGATGCAGCCTGACCCGACGGCCCAGATCCAGATGTACAACCGGCCTGCGAATGATCCGCAGGAGTACGAGAAGCGCCTGGGTGGGTGGAGCGAGCTGGTACAACGGTTCCAGAGCAATCCGAACCTCCAGCGAGCCATGATGATGACAGGGGCGATGATGGCCCAACCTCTGCAGCCCGGGCAGACGGCGGGTGGCGCGCTGGGGAACGCAGCAGTGGTGGGCATGAACGCCTATACGGCAGGCACGGCTGCGGACCGCCAGGCGATGATGGAAGCTGCCAAGAACGCCAGGGAAGAGCGACGGCTTGGGATGGAGGAGGCGAAAGTCGGTCCTGAAATCGCCAGTATTGAGGCGGGTACGGAAGGTCGGAAGGCTACCACTGCCGCCACGCAAGTCAAGATCGGGATTGAGGAACGCTCGGCGGATGACATTGTAGCTACTACCAAGGCTAACCGTCAGAAGGCACAAACTGCCGCAGACGAGGGTGTCAAGGACGCTGCGCTCAAGGAACTCCAGCGAGATAACGACGCCCTGAAGGCGATGGCTCAGCGCGGGAACATCAGCACGATGGTCCAGCAGGAGATCGACAAGAACGACGCTACGATTCAGCAGCTGAGAGCGAGCGCCACAGAGAAGGGGGCGAAAGGCAGGCAAGAAGTCGCCAAGGCCGGCATGGACGAGATGACTGCGGAAATTGTCCGTAGTCTGCCAGCGGACGAGC